CCCTTACTGAAGGCGACGTAGCCCTCCACCCATATCTTCAGGTCGGCATCATACATCACGCTCGTGGCCGCATCACCTTTAGGATTCTTGCCACGGGCATGGCTGATGAAAACAAACAGCTTGTCCGGAAACTCCTCCTTCAGCTGGATATAGTCACGATACGTCATCTGTGTGTATTGGAAGCTGTCAATGATCACGATGTTGAAACTCTTATGACGCCGGAGCCTGATCTTCAAGGTGGGGATGTCCTCCTTGATGAACGCCAAATGGCGGCTTACCTCGGCCATACCAAAGCGCCGCAGGTTATTTTGGACTGTCAGAGAAGTGCCTTCCTCCAGGGAGTTGAACGCCACACGGTCATACTTGCAAAGTTCCTTGCAGAGCTGCATCACGAAAGAGGTCTTGCCGTTACCACTGTTGCCCCACACGAACCAGCAGCCCCGGACTTCCGGAGTGTCGAAGGCATCCTTCCATTTCCCCTCAAAAGGGAATACGTCATACTTCTTGTTCAGAATGTCCCTGACATTCAAGGCACGTCTCATGCCCGCTTTTTTATTATCCTTTTTCTCTTCTTCCATGGTCAGAACAGTTTTAGTTGTCGGATATTGTCTATTTGATCAAGCACGGCCTGCCGTGCGGCACCCCGCAGTTTCTCGTGGCAGAGCATCCTGCCGAGTGCCCACAGAAGGGCATTCTCACGGGTGGCAAACTGTCCCCATTTACGTCCCGGGTTGAAACCGCCACCGGAACCGCCCACCTCCATGTGAACGCCGGCAACCCACCAGCCGTCCTGCTGTCCAACAAGGGCGTCCAGGTAGTCGCGACCATTCCGGTAAACGGTCACCGTCTCGTATTCCCTCAAGACTGGGTAATCGCTCCAGGGAGCAGGAAGCTGCTCGCGACCGTCGATCTTTAAGTATTCAAATTTGTTTTCCATATCCTTAAAATTACGTTTGAACGGTATTTGAACGGGAGTCATTCCCCCACCATGCGTTTCACCTTGTGAATGGACTTCCTCACACGCCGCAAATCAAAGTCACATGTCGAAGCCTCCTTTATCACCTTATCGATGTCTTTTTTGTCAGTCACGCCGTTGGCGGAACAGATCGCGAACACGTCGTTCACGTCTGTAGGCTCCAGCTCATAAAATTTCCGTCCGATACGGCTGTAGAACTCCTTGTAACCGGGCTTCTGGTACCGCAGACCATTGCTGATGCGTTTGGCAATATAATCGGTACTCAAAAACACGACGCCACATTTCTCCTCCAGTTTGTTGTACAGGCTGATGAAGTAGTGGAACACCGGTTCGGTCAGCTTGTCCGCCTCGTCGAACACCAGCAGGGGCGCGTCCATCTGGATGATATCATCCAAAATAAGTCCCCACACCTCACGGATATTATACCCTTCAGTCCGGATCCCGACCGTGCGGGCTATCTCGCGGACAAAGTCACCTTTCTTCATGTCCTCGGAGCAGAGAATATAGAAAACCTCCTTATGCTCATGAAGGTAAACACGGGCGGTGGTACTCTTGCCACAACCGGCCTCACCAGTCACCCATGTGACATTGCGCCAGCGCTGCGCATCGGAGAGCACAGCCGTGATCTCCTGGTAAGCGCCAGTCTCCACGATCTGCCAACCGGTAGCGCTTACACCACCGACCTGCGAGGCGACATTACGGAACATCTCGTCACTGATATTCTCATAACGCCCGTTCAGGATATTGCTCACAGTACCCACACTGACTCCCTTCAGACTACCCGCGGCCTTCGTCTGGCTCGGATACTTCGCCACGTAAGCCCGGAGGCTCTCACTGATGGCGTTCTTCTCTTTCATTGTAATTTCCATAATCAATATTTTTTATCTTGTTATAAATCTGTTCCTTATAATTTCCCGACCACCTTGCGGATGCTCACTTCCTTCTTCTCAAAGCTGTCCCATGTCACGTTGCTGATGACTTTCATGTCACGGCCTATGGAAGGACGGGGCGGCTGGCTGTATTTTCTCGTGCGGCGGTCAATCTGGCGTTGCGCCTCCTTTCCGAGACCTTTCAGGTCAGGAGTACGCAAACCGTTCTGTTCCGGTGCGACACCATGCTCATACTCGATATCTTTGGCGACGACCTGACGGTTTATACGCTCATTGACGACGGCCTCCTGCTGGGTGCGGATGAAACGTTTTTCGGCTTCCGTCTGCTCCTGCTGGGCACGGTGGATCATCAGCGGGAACGAGGCCACACACTCGAAACGCATCGCACCGCCCTTGTCCTTGTAAAGCAACCGTACGCTGCTCATGTCATAGGGATCGTACTGGACATAGAACTTCTTGTAGGTATTACGCCGGCGCCATTCCAGGTCAGGCTCACCGGGAGCGGAGAAAACCTCGTAAGGGTATTTCTTTCCCTGTACCGTGATCTCGATACCGCTGGCGGTGAACAGCGACGGTTTATCGGTTGTGTACCAGAACATCTCCACCATATCAGGAACGCTGACCGGATCGGTGCCCTCGTTCACGCTGGTATTGTACATCTCAATACGGGGGATGCCAGTGGCCGGGTGCTTCATTGAGTTCCACTGCTCACGGGCAGCGGCATACTGTTCCTTCAGTTCCTCCAATGTGGGAAGGGAGTCGATATTCGCATTGATGAATTCCAAATTCGGACAGCTTGTCTCTCTCTTTGCCGTAATGTTCTGCCCGGTGAAACCGAAACGTTTCTTCAATACCTGGCTCTGGAAGCGGTAAAAGATGTTCTCGATCGTCTTAGATTCGCCATTATACGGAGCTGTCGGGCGGTGGATACGGCTGATCTTCGAGAAAAGCCCCAGCGCCGCGTTCTTCTTGTGGCCGCCCTGGTTGTCGCACACGATCTCGTAGGGTTTGTGCCGGCTCGTCTGGATAGCCATGCGGAAAGCATGGTACTGGGCGATATAGTCCTCGTTGTCGCTGATGTAATAGCCAAGAAGCACCTCGCTGTAGGCGTCCACCACCTCGTACACGCTTGTAGTGCACTTGTTTCCGTTCTCATCACGGTAGTAGAGGTTCAGCTTCGTGCCGTCGCCATACCAGAGGCTGTCACGACGGCCCGGAAGGATGGTCCGGTGCTTGCGGTCATAACGCTGGTGCGCCTTCATTTCCCCATAGACCGCATCATACCACAGAGGTTCGACACGTGGGCTGTTGAACCATTCGCGGAGGCTACGGGGACTCTTCAGAGGCTTCCAGCCACGTTCCGGAGCGACACGGTTGTACTCCTCGAAGATCTCCATGTCAGTATAAACCGGAACGCGGCTGCGTTTCAATGCTACAAGGTAACGCCCGCCGTCCTCCTCGATCTTCAGCGTGTTGCTGTTGCCGTATTTACCGCTCACAAGCACACCGTAGTTGTCGGGACGGAACTTGTTTATCAGGGCTTTCAAACGCCCCACACTGCCCGGAAGGCTGTGCCCGTACACCGGACGCCATTCCTCACTCGTGACAAGCAGAAGCTCCCAAAGGTTACGGCGGAAACCGGTCAGCTTGTTATTGGATGAACTCAAGCGTTTGAACTCTTCCATCAGCGCGTTCAGTACCGAGGCATTCCAAGTGTATTCCTTCTTCACATCTACGGGAAGAGCGACCATCTCACCGTTCTTGTCGTAGCGGTACTCCTCAAAAAAGCGTTCGGCCTTCTCGTCTTTCTTCACTATGTTACGAATCATTTCCTGTCTCATTTGTTTCTCGGGTTCGCCATGACGCTCAACCCAACGTTTCTTGTATTTCTCGGGAAGGGAGGAATAGGCATACAAGGCGTGGCCGCCTTCACCACCGCCACGGGAAACGACGTCAAGTTTATCCCGGGACAACTGGCTGTTCAAAGTACCTTTGGGCATTATATCCAGTAACTCCGTGTAAGTTACACACAATATATTATCAAAGTATTCCATCTCCCGTTCTGTTATTAGTCCTCCAAATCATTCAAAGGGACTTGCCTCTTCATCAGCCGCGCCGAAGCCCCGAAGTTCAGCACCACGAGAAGCTCCAGCAGCGGGTGGTCAAAGACCAGGGAAAGCAGGATCCCGAAACTCAGACAGAAGTAAAGCACGCAAAGACGCTGCTTCCAGTTCAAGTGTATAAACCAGCGCAGCTGGTCACCGAACAATGCTATCAACTCATTTTTCATCGCTTTCCTTCTTCTGAGGGTTACCACCTACCTTGGTTCCACCGCGCTCGATAGCGAGCTTGCGGATGGAACGGGCCAACTTGCTGTTCTTGCGGAATGCAAGGGAGTGGGAAACCATTTCCCGGGAACAACCCAGTAAACCGGCTATTTTACCCACCTCGCTGTATTCTACGACTATTCTCTCTTTCATAATTCGCTGATAAGTTAAATTATTGTAGCGGGCGGTCACGGACTCGAACCGCGGACCATAGCCTCTCCCTTGCGGGAATTTGGCGTGTTCTACCAACTGAACTAACCGCCCCGGAAATCTATCGGAGTTCTTGTATGGCATCCTCCGGAACACATATCACAGTCCAAACCTGGCCATCTTTCATATAATCGACATTATATTCCCGCACGAACGTACAAATGTTATAGTCCCAGTCGCGGATTACACCATCAATGACTTCACCGTTCCTCTTGGTGATTCTCACACTTTG